GCTCAGTGGGCTAATGTGGACCTATGTCCCGGCTACTAGAGTCCCGAAGGAGCAGCGCGACCAAAGACTGCCACTAGAGGCCGTACCCCGGCGGTACTAACCTCCTCCACTGCCTTTCGTCCTGTGCTCTGGTAAGCACCCCGCGACGATAGGTTGTTCCTTTCTCCACCCCACCAACTCCTACAGAGCACCGTAGGAGGGTAAGTTCCAGGAAAACCAGCGTAAATGAGAGACCCATCACTGGGGACTTTGATTACACTCAAACAGAGACTGGAAACCCTTTCCTTGCCTCCCGACCCGATGATGAGCTAGGTGTCCGAAGAGACCCAGGCCTCTCAGGGCGAAGTTGGCGTCATGGTTAAAAGGCCTACCACGAAAGGCCACAGGCTACCACAGCCTGAACTCATCCGTCTGTGCCAGCGGAGGAAGCGGATATCCACTTCTCCCGTTCCAGACGGCTCTCATATTCTTCGTCCGTTTCAAAATCCTCAGGAAGGAGAAAGAAACGCGCTCTTTTCGGGCGAGAAAGCAGAACTCGCATCTTCCTTTTCGCGACGAACGAAAGGAAAGATCTACACGGAAACTTCCGGTAGCCGTAGCCTCGACGAATGGAACCGCAAGACGGGTTCCATTCGTCTCTCTTCAAACCTCCCAAGCGGCCGTTACTCCAGATCCAGCTCCGGAGCGCTTCAACCTCAACGGCCGTCGCGTCTCTTCCCTCGACGCGACGCAGACATGGTGGAATCTCGACTTTGTCGAGAGCTGAGGGCAAAGGAGTAAAGTATCTCCTCTCCACCATGCGCCTCTCTCGCTGATACGAGGCGTAGGACGTATGTCCTATCTGACTTGGGAGAAAACCCCATCTCCTACCGATTCGGGAACGCGAAAAGGCGTCTTCCCACTGCGGTCCGGCTTTCCTACAAGAGTCAGCCATATGCAGCATACCCGCAAAATCGATAGGAGCTCCTCCTCTCCTAAGGTGGCGTACTTCGCGCCATCTCCCCTTACTCCTGAGGAAACATGTCGAGTTGATCTCGACAGTGTTACTGGAGGCGATCGTCTTTTCGGTGTTGAGCCGGAACCCCGGAGGGTAGTCTTGCACACCGACGGCTCGTGAGGCCGAGATGACAGTGTCATCCCCATTCACGAGGAATCGCGCTTCAGAGTCGAATCTGGCGGCCCAAGTGGCCGCGCAGTAAGACTGCAAGCAAAGGAGGGGGAAAGAGAGGTAGGAACCCATCATCTGTCCGTGAGTGACTTTCAGAGGACCACTTCCCTCCCTGTCGTTGAAGACAGGGCTGAGAGAAGCCTTAGCGAGAACGCGAAGACTTCGGGGCACCTTCAGAGAACTGAAGAACGCGACCTCTAAAAGTGTCTCCGCCACATCGTGACAAAGACCGTCAGTTGCAGCTACCAGATCGACCGAGGTCTGGATAGCGTTCACACAGACAGATTTCATCCTTTCTTCGGTCGGGGGACCGCAAAGAAGCCATGACTGCTTTGACAAGTGATTGTACATACACTTGTGAAGCGGTGCCAGAAGCTCGACGTTCTCATCATAGATGAGAAGAGGTCGACACTTGCCGCTGGAGGCAACTTCTTTGTACCTTGCCTCGAGCTGTGACGGCAAATCACACTCGGAGGTAGTCAAGGTAAAGAATCTTCCTCTTCTGCCCTTCCAAAGATGATCCGCACGGGATAACTTTGGTTTTCGCGCAGATGGGTTCGCCGTATGATTCCCGACGAAGGAATGATAACGGTTGTCCCATCCAGAAGAGAAGATCTGAGTAGCAACACGCCGTACGTGAGCGAGATACTCAGGGGATGAGGGGGGGGGTTGAGAGCACGCATTCTTCTTCCAAGAAGAATACGCGGACGGAGTATGAGCGAGGCAACCTGCGGGCAGGTTACGTTTAATTGACGACATGCCGTGAGCAAGCTCCCAACGTGTCTTTCGCTCTAGTCTTGTGAGCCTAACAAGACCGTCAATTGACTTTTCCCGGGACTGGCGCCTGGGAAAAACTACAGAGGGACGCTCCTTCCCCTGTAGCAAAAGAAATGAGAGCAAGCGACCGAGTTCACTAGCACTGCAATCCGGTAGTTCGGAGTATGGAATACCATACCGAACCCGAAGCAATTGCAGGCCACTGTGGACCACCTGCTTGGTACGGATGGACTGTTTTGAACAGCCACCGCACCGTTTAACCTCTGAACCGCTGGCGGAATTATCAGAGGGCCCTTGATTACGTCGAGGGTCACGGCTACGCGCAGGCGCACGATGACAGCTACGTTTGCTTTTGGGCATCCGAATAGCGTCAGTTCCGTTAGCAC